GAGAGGCATCTGCGGCTGACCTTGCGGCGTTGGATATGGCATCAGGCGGCCTCCTCAAGTAACGGTTGATACTGTTCAGGCTTGGATTGTCTGCGGTTGAGATTGTATCTGCTGTTGTCCCAGTCCTCGGCGGTAAGCGTGCCGATGACGCCGTCGCGGTTCTCGCCGCGCAGCCGCGCGATCTTGTGCAGGGTAAAGCCGGTCGCGGCCATGATCCGCAGCGCCATCTCGTTGTCGGCGGCGACGGTGCAGATCACCATCTGGCAGCCGCAGATGTCGAACGGGTAGCCGTAACCGACTTGCAGGGTTCGCCGCGACAGCCAGTTGGTGCCGGGGATCGCCGCGATCGACATCTCGATGGTGCCGGTCTGCGGCGACCAGTTGTTGTAGACCAGTGCGCCCAGCAACTCGCCTTCGGCGCTGGCAATGCCGATCGCGCGGCAGTTGCCAAAGCCCTGCAGACGGCATTCGGGGATCAGCTGCGCGGCAAAGTCGGCGATGATCCGGTCCTGGCCGAAGATGTACTGATGCATCTTACTGTCCTAAGAAATGCTTCTGGCCTTGGGCATCGACATCAGACCAGCCCAAAGTATTCGCCGAGGTATTTCGCAGCTGGTCGCCCAGCGTGAGGCCTTGCCCTGACCATATTGGGTCTTGCATGCCTCCCCAGCGGTTATTGATGTCGGCTTGTGGCGTAGCGCCATAACCGGCGAGCGGTGATCCCCCGATGCCTTGCGCCTGCGGCCAGCCCATGATGCTCATGAAATCTTGCGAGCTGTAACCGCCGAACGGGTAGCCGCCGAGTGCAGCCGTGTCGCCATTACCCGAAAGACCGGTCTGGCCGAGATATCCCGAATTAGCGCCCCATGTGTCGGCCGGCCACCCGCCGAATGAACCGGACGGCATGTAGGAACGGACATCCGGCACTGCTTCCCTTGTCCCCTGTGGCGTCCCCATCGCCCATGCATTGAGGCCCCACGGGTCGGCACCGGAATTAGAAAAGCCGCCGCCGGGGCTAAGGAAGTTGCTGCCTGCACTGCCACCGCCCGCTCCAGGCACCCCGAAGCCTCCCTGCGCGGGAAGACCCATGTTCCAGGAATTGTAAGCCTGCGCTCCGCCCGGCAGTCCGCCGTACCATGCGCTATAGTCCGGCTGCGCGGCGGGTTGCTGCTGCGGATACCAACTGCTGTCGCCCAAGGGGTAGGCCGCAGAGTTATTGCCGCCGGTCATGTTGTTGAATGTCGTATTCCAATCCTGCGAGATCACTGGCAGGGAGAGATACGGGTTATTGTATGCAGCCTGGGGAACACGCGCCGCATCGCTGCCGATACCGCCATATCCCATCGCCGACGGGTCAGTGTAGCGGGACTGGCCGTCGGCCCCCATCTCCCACCCGCCGCCAAACGGGTTCTGATAGGGAATGTCAGGCATCGGCCCGCCGTATTGGACCTGCCCCGCAGGAGAACCCATGTAAGTCTCGTTACCGATTGTCCCGACGCGCCCCGGCTCCCCGCCCCAGCCGTTGCCAATGGCGAGGTTGGAGGCGATGTAAGCGTTGGTCAGGTTGGTCATGTTGTTGTTTGTGGCATTAGCCCAGGCGGTCATGTCCACTTGCGGGACGTTCTGCCAAGAATTAACGAGATTATTAGAATAATTCATCCCGGCGGCGTTCTGTGCCAGGTTGTTCTGGAACTGGTTGTTAACCTGCCCCAGTGGCCCGTACATCACATCCATGAACGACATGGCACTCTCCTATACGTTGACGCCGGCCCGCTCGAATGTCGCGGCGATGGCGATGAGATCCACTTGTGGCTTGGCCTGCTGCGCGACGGTTACCTGTATGACCGGGGCGTGCGTGAAGCCGGTCATGCCGATCGATACCCACAGTGTGTTCCTGACTGCCGGCCTGGTCAGGTTAGGCTGGTCCCACTGCGCGTAAGCCACGCGCTCCTCCGGAGTTGGTGGCGGCGGCGGTTGCGGGTTGGCAAAGACCCAGTGCGTCGGAAATAGCGTGCGGTACTCAGCAAAAGTAGAATTTGGCATCTCAACAGAGCTGGTAACCGCCACTGCACAGTCCCAGTACCCATCGGCGTCATAGGCCCGCTGGCCCAGTGTGTAACCGTGTGGCGGGGGTAGCCACGGCGTTGGCATCGGCGGCGGTTGCGGATCGGCAAAGGTCCAATGCGTTGGGTACACCGCACGGTATTCGGCAAACGACAGTGCCGCAGTGGCGCTGGTAATGGCCACTGCACAGTCCCAATGCCCGTCAGCAAGATCTTCATAAGCCCGCTGGCCAAGGGTGTAAGTCTGCGGCGTGGGTAGCCACAGCGTTCCGTAATTAACGCCCGGCCCCCACATCCCCTCGTCCCAGACATCGGACACGGCAAGATCAGGACCGGCGGGGGGTGGAGGCGGCAGCGTCACGACATAGTCGGTCGTCGCCGAAATCTGCGGCGCGAACGGCTCGCCGCGACGGGCCGCGAACGACACCCGCGACTGCCGCCACGTCACCGTCTGCGACGGCGACTGAAACATCTCCCAGCCGCCTACCAGCGTGGCGAGATATGGCTGGCCGTCATCGTAGCCGGTGCGGTCACATTGCATGATTTTCCCGGCCTGGGTGCCGAAGAACAGGCTTTCGTCCATCTTGCCCCAGCACATCGCATCCCAGCCGGTGTAGCGGCACCATGCGCCGGTCGCGAGATTGGCGACTAAACACCTGTATTTTCCCGGCAAGCCGCCCGGCAGCGTCACGAACAAGCCACCGTATTCGTCCCATTTTTTCAGCGTCCAGGGATGCTCGCGCTTGTCGTTGACCTCCTCGCGCCACATCGGCTTGATGTTGCGGGTGATGGCGGCCAGTTCCAGCTCGGAGCGGTCCTTGGTGATCGCACCGGATAGCGGGATGATGCCGTCCACCGTCATGATCACCACGTCGCCGCCGATCGGTGCGTGCGCGTTCATGCCCAGCGGCGGGCTGATCCCGTAACGCCCCTCCTGTCGCCAGTTGGCGGCGTTGGACGGGTCGCTGCCGGTAAACACCAGCACCTCGCCCTCGGTCGTGAAGAAGCAGCATTTGTCATCGACGCCATCGCCGGCATCGATCGACCAGGTACAGCCGAATAGCAGCTTGCCGCCGCGTGACGCGCCACCAGACAGCGGGATCATGTCCAGCTGGCCGCCCACCGCGTTGAGCGGCAGATACCAGGCGTTCATGCTGTCACGCTCGATGAAAAACAATCGATTGCGATACTTCCAGACATAGACCAGCCCCTGCCCGTCATCGACCAGTGCATCCGGGTACTTGACCAGATCGACATCGATGGCGGACGGCTTGCCGCCGGGCGGCACGTAGCCTGTGCCCATGCTTTCCCAGCTGGTGCCGTCGAAGCGCAGGACAGGGTCGCCTGCGTCGTTGACCGCTACGAGGAAATTGCCGCCCTGGTTGGCGATCTGCGCCGCGGCGTAATTGCCTGACGTGCGCCCGTTGGCGATCTCGGCGGCGGTTGTTGTCGTTACGTCATAAACCTTGTTGATGTTGGCGGCGAACATCTTGTCGCTGTTGGGAGCGTTGTATTCGAACATGGAGATGACCGGCGTCGTCTCGGGCAACTGGCACCACGTCACGCAGCCGCCGCGCAGTGACGCGCCCCGCATCGTCGGCCGCCAATTGTCCATGACAACGGCGCTGCCCGGCTGCATGTAGGCTTCATTTTCAGACATGACGATGCCGCGCGTCGGCGCGGGGATCGTCACCGTTTCCATCTTCTGCGCGGCCTGCGACGGGATCGGGGTTCTACGAAAAAACTGATAGGGCTGCTGGTTCATGTCAGCCCCACTTTCCGGCGGAGGCGGCAACTAGCGGTCCTACCGTGACGCCGTTGACGCGGACGAACAGCCCCGCCGTGGTGGTCCAGATGTCGCCATTGACCGGGGATGTTGGAGGCACGCCGTGCGGCAGGCGGATACTGGACGCCGCGGCAGTCCCGGCAGGCAGCCGCAACTGGCCGGTCATGGCATCGCCCGTCTTCAGCACCAGCCCTGACGTATCCGCCGCCGGGCCAGTCGCGCCGGTCGCGCCAGTGGCACCCTGCGGGCCTTGCGCGCCAGTGTCGCCTTTGATGCCTTGCGGGCCTTGCAGGCCGGTATCGCCTTTCACGCCCTGCGGACCCTGGCTGCCGGTTGACCCGGTATCGCCTTTCGGCCCCTGAGGCCCAGGCACCGTGCTGGCGGCACCCGTGGCACCTGTGTCGCCCTTGGCTCCCTGCGGCCCCTGTGGCCCCGGCACCGTGCTGGCGGCCCCTGTCGCGCCTGTGTCGCCTTGCGGCCCCTGCGGTCCCTGTGGCCCCGGTACGGTACTGTCTGCGCCTGGCGGCCCAGCGGGGCCTGTCGCGCCGGGTGGCCCCGGTACTGTGCTGTCGTTGCCAGGCGGCCCCATCGGCCCCTGCGCGCCAGGCGGGCCTGTTATCCCCGCAGGGCCTTGCAGCGCGATATTGAAGGCGCTGACGCTCGGCGGGCCGTAGCGGTTGCTAGTAGTAGGCATCCCACCCCCTGACCAGCTGCTTGCGGGAAATCAGGATCGGCGCGGGGCTGTCGCTGCCGGACCTGACGTTCAGGGCGTCGGTGTAAGTTGCCATTTCCTCGGCGTAGCTCGATCCCTTCTGGGCCTTCCATTGCCAGATCATTCCGAGGCGCAGCAGCCGCTCGCCCAGGATAAAAGTATCGGTGTCATTCACGAACGTGTCGCTAAACCCCCCGCCTGGGACACCCAGCGCGATGCAATTTTTCTGGAGATAAGCGAAGTAGGCGTAGCCTGCCGGGATCGCGGGGATCTCGGCCTGCGGCGGCACGTAAGGCGGGCCGATGTCTTCCGGCACCGCCGGCACGGCAGGCACCAGCGCCGACAGCGGCGGCCAGATATGCATCTGCCCGCCGATCAGGGTCCACTCGCCCCAGGCGTTGTCGTCGCCGTCAGCCGCACGGCGGTTCAGCCACTCGTCGGTGTCGGCGATGAAACGCATCGGCGATTGCGTCGAGGTCGAGCGCCAGACATTGGTCGCCAGTAGCATGCGGCCGAAATCGGCCGGCAGATCCCATGCCGTGGTGATGCCGTCGCCGATAAACGTGCATGTCGCCTTCAGCTGCGTCCATTCACGCTGGTCACTGGCGATGCGCTGCGCCATCTCGTTAGCGAGCGACAGCATCTCCTGCATGGTGCGGTCGTTGCCGGTGGCCGGGATGACGGCCTGCGGCATAGCCACGCCGACAGTCGCACAGACATCCTTCACCACCGACAGCAGCGTCATGTCACACCTTCTCGGTTGCGGCGTCACGCGCCAGCCGCAGCAGTGTCTTGCGGTTCATGCCGCCCAGCACCGTCTGCCCGGTATTGGTGGCGATGAACTCGCGGATCTGGTCGAGATCCATGCTTTCAAATTGATCCTCGGGCTTGTCGATCGGCGCGGTGGCGTTGGCTTTGAGGAATTTTGCATCCTCTTCGAGGATGGAATTGCGTGCCCGCAGCGCCTCCAGCTCGGCCGCCATCTGGGTATCGACGGCGTGGGTCTTGCTCTCTTCGAGATACTCCATCGCCTTGTTCTTCATCTCACGGCCACCCATGCCGAGGTTTTTCAGCTCATGGCCGTCGATCGAGGCCAGCGCCTCCACTGTGTAGATGTTGAGCGCGCGAAGCTCGGCCTTGCGGGCCTCGGTGATGAAGTTGGCGTACATCAGCGGCGTGCCCGTCTTGGTCTGGGTCGCCTGCGCCTTGAACTGCTGATACTGCCTGGGGAAACGCTCGGCATAGGTGACGATGTGCTGTTCGCCGGTTTCCGGATCGCTGTCCCAGTGCGACATCGCGGTTGACGGGAAAACGCCGACGTTGCGTGAGCCGGGATATCTCAGCTCGACCACCTCGCGATCCTCATAGATCGGGCGGCCGGCCTTGGCAGTGAGGGCCTCATTCTTGAACGGCAGGCTTTTGAAAAGCGCCACTACGGACGCATCACTGTTTCTCATCATGGTTCGCAGCTTTCCTTATGACCGTCTGAGGGTCTGGGTTTTGGAAAAGCCGGGACCGCTCCTCTAGGGGAAAAAGAACGGTCCCGGTAACTGGCGAGCCGGGTGTCTAAGCCACTCGCCATTAGGTTGTTACGTCGCCGGGTTAGAGTCGATCAACCGCCAGTTGAACATGGGATTGACTTGCGTGAGTTCGCCCATCCAGCCTATAAATTGGGCAATTGCGTCCTTATCGATGGGCATCTGGCCGTCACCATCGAACAATTTATCGAAGTTGCGGTTCGGGTTGTAGCGGATGCGGAACGACGAGGTATCCAAACCAAAGGTTGTATTGGGCGGCATGTTGGACCCGATGCCACCATCGAGGACGATTTCCGCACGTTTTCCGCCACCGATGTATTCGAGGGCACTAAACCCAAGCTTGCCGAGGGAGGTTTCGTTGGTCTGGCGCTGGATGGCGACAGTTGCGGCATCGTAGGCAGCGTAGTGTTCGGGAGACATGATCAGGAGATCGGCGTGGTCTTTACCGCGCGATTGCTTGGTCATGATGTAGTTGATGAGCGGACGAATGGTGTCCTTGTTGACCTGGGTGCCGATGGAGGGAGCCATCGTCTGCGCATCCCATGTCGAGGTGCGCCACTTCACGTTCGCCGCTGGCGCGCGATCGATGCCGCCGTAAACGCCGCTGTCCACCACGATCGGTACTGCGGTTGCAAGACCAGTGAGCTGCTTGCCGCCGTTAGCAGAACCATCGCCGTACAGCGAGGCGTCCATGACATCTTCCAGGGCTCGCTCAGCTGCGTCGATATAACTGTCGTAAACTTCCATCAGCTGATTTTCGCCTTCGTTGTTAAGTATCTCTTGCATCGAGAGAATTACCGGCACAACGACCATTTTCGGCTCGAAAAACGCGTCGTTAAACAGGTCGATCGCCGGATTGAGCAATTGGTCATCTTGGCCTTCGCAACGGGGTCGCGACTTCCCATCACCGCCCTTACGGGCTGCTGCATGTTCCCATGCAGAAGAGACTATCTCATCACCCTCTCGCGAGGGGCCGGGGGCTTCGGGCCGCTTGGCCCTACGGGCTTGCGCCCTAGTCGTTACACCTTCCGCTTTTGGCGGCTCGGCTCGGTGTTGTCCGTTCTGGATGTTCACCGATTTCTCCCGGTTCTTCGATGCCGCTTACGCAGCAAAGGGCCTGAACGTTAAGCCGGAATACCATTGCGCAATCTGCTTCGAGACTTGCAGCGTCTGGCGAATACGCGGGCCGCTGTAAGTCTGCCACGCTCCTTTGCGGCGAAGCACCGAAAGCAGCGCGTTGTTGTTGGAGACAAGATCCTGATAGCCGCTCGACCTCTCTTCGAGCGACATACTGAGAATCTGTTGATAGTGGGCGTTGGTAGTAAGGTTAGGCATCGCAGCTACTCCCAAGGGGAAAAGGGTTCAGATCACATCGATCCGTTGACGCGTCTGATCGCGTTCTGGATCGCTTCACGTCTGCTCGGAGGTGGTCCTT